CGGAAACACACTAGTACTCTTCTCTTATGTCGAGAAGCATGGGGAGGTACTTTATGACCTCATAAATAGTAAGATCAAGGGAGACCGAAAGGTTTTCTTCATTCATGGTGGTGTAGATACAGAAGAAAGGGAAGCAGCTAGACAAATCTGTGAACAAGAATCAAACGCGATTATTGTTGCTAGTTATGGAACTTTTTCTACTGGGATCAATATTCGCAATCTCCATAACGTTATTTTTGCATCACCTTCTAAATCGCGTGTTCGTAATCTTCAATCTATAGGTCGTATTCTCCGAAAAGGTGAGAATAAAAATCAAGCAACTCTTTATGATATTGCTGATGATATATCTTCCAACAATCTGAAAAACTTCACACTGAACCATTTAGTTGAAAGAGTTAAAATTTATAATGAAGAAAAATTTGATTATGAAATTATAGAAGTTCGATTAAAAGAGTCCTATGATTAACTACATCCGTCATGATGAAGAATTTCATTTTATAGCCAAACTTGTATCTGGCGAATCTATTATTGCAAAAGGATTCGCTATAGAACAAGATGGTAAGACACAAATCTATTGTTCTGATCCATTGGAAATTCAAGTTATTAGTAGATCATCTGGAAGTTCCACAGTAAAAGGTGTAGCGATGAATAACTGGATGGAATTCTCTGATGAAGAATTTTTTATTCTTGAGGAAAAAGATATAATGACAATTGCTGGGTTATCCCAAGAAATGATTCACATGTACGAACTGTTTGTTAGAAAAAAATCTGCAAAAGAAACAGTTGAAGATGAAATTGAAAATAAAAGAGTGGATGTAGATACCAATATGGGATTGAAAGGTAAAGTGAATGACCTAAGAAAAAAATTAGAACAGTTGTACAAACAAAGCTAATATTAATCTTCAACCCTTAACAGAGTGATTATACACATATTTTAGAGTCTTGTCAAGAGCGTTACTAATTGTTACAACTTGACAAGATTTTTATTTTAGGATATACTAACGAGGAATCGACAAATCGTATGACCGAAAAGAAAAAGCAACACTATCTAGACAATAAAGAGTTTCTACGTGCTCTTATGGAATATAAAATCAGTGTTGCCAAAGCTGAACAAAAGGGTCTGCCAAAACCAAGAGTCAATAATTATATTGGCGAATGTTTTCTAAAGATTGCAACCCATTTATCATATCGTCCAAACTTTATCAATTACATGTATAAAGATGATATGATCTGCGATGGCATTGAAAACTGTATTCAGTATGTAGATAATTTTGATCCACAAAAGTCTAGTAATCCATTTGCATATTTTACCCAGATTGTTTACTATGCATTTCTTCGTAGGATTGCTAAGGAAAAAAGACAAATGGATATCAAAGAAAAACTAATTGAACGATCTGGATTTGAAGAAGTCTTCACCTCTGATGGTGATGATAGTAACAATTCTTACAATCAAATTAAGTCTAACATTGAATATAGTTATAGATACTAATTATGAAAGTTCTTGTTATTACTGACCAACACTTCGGTGTTCGTAATGATTCTTTGGTATATGTAGATTACTATAGAAAATTTTATAGTAATGTAGTCATCCCATTTATCAAGAAATATAAAATCAAACAAGTTCTCTGTTTAGGAGATACGTTTGATCGTCGTAAATCTGTGAATTTTAATTCACTAGAAGCGGCAAAGGAGATGTGGTTTAAACCTCTTGAAGACATGGGTGTTTCGATGACCATGCTAGTAGGTAACCATGATATTTACTATAAAAACACTTTACGAGTTAATGCCCCATCTCTCCTCTTGGGAGAGTATGGCAACATTCAGATTATGGATGGCCCTAGTGAATTCCTTCTTGGTTCTTTGCCTGTACTTGGCATCCCTTGGATATGTGATGACAATCGATCCAGAGTTTACGAACTTCTGGAACAATCTACTTCACCTCTCTGTGTGGGCCATCTTGAGTTTAACGGCTTTGAGACTGTTCCTGGAATTGTAATGGAGCATGGAATTGATCAGCAACCATTTAAGAAATTTGATAAAGTACTTTCTGGACACTTTCATACCAAATCGAGTAAAGGTAATATTCATTACCTCGGTAATCCGTATGAACTATATTGGAACGATTATCAGTCGCCACGCGGATTTCATATTCTAGATACCGATAGTTTAGAACTAAAATTCTATCGTAATCCATATACGATGTTTGCCAAAATTCACTACAAAGATAGTGATGATTTGTCAGATGTCAGTGATTACTCTGGAAAATATGTTAAAGTTATTGTTGAAGATAAACAAGATCAACTTAAGTTTGACAGATTGGTAAAAATGCTTTATGATACGGGTGTTGCAGATCTAAAAATCATTGAAGATTTATCAATGGAATTTGGAGATAGTGAGGAGGATGTGGAAACCGAAGATACTTTAACTCTGCTAGAAAAATATATAGATGAAGTAGAGTTTAATGTAAATAAAGATTCAATTAAAAGCACTATCAAGTCACTTTATCTAGAAGCCTGCGAGGTGTAATGTATATCCTAGTATCTAAAAAACATGGTGGAGTATATGCCGTCAAAAATAAAGACGGACTAAAAACAGTTCAAATCTTTGAAGATGAAGATGATGCTGTTCGATACCATGGACTGTTGCAAGCAGACGATTTTGATGATACACTAGAAGTTAAAGAGTGCGATTCTGAACATGTTGTACAAAGTTGTGCCATATACGGATACCACTATTGTTTTATTGAACCTGATGATATTGTAATTCCACCCACATGATTATATTCAACACTATTCGCTGGAAAAATTTCCTCTCTACTGGAAACCAGTTCACTGAAGTAACTCTCGATTCAAATCCCTCAACTTTGATTCAGGGATCTAACGGTGCTGGAAAGTCAACTATTCTGGATGCACTTACATTTGTTCTATTCAACAAACCATTTCGCAGAATTAATAAGCCACAACTTGTAAACTCTATTAACGAGAAAGAGTGTGTGGTTGAGATTGAGTTTACTATTGGACAAGTAAAGTGGAAAGTTATCCGTGGGATTAAACCTGCTAAGTTTGAAATTTGGAGGGATGGTAATCCTATCGATCAGGTTGCTGCATCTACAGATCAACAAAAGTGGTTAGAGCAAAATGTTCTGAAGATGAACTTTAAGAGTTTCACTCAGGTTGTTATTCTTGGATCATCTACATTCGTTCCATTCATGCAACTGACTCCTGCATATCGTCGTGAAGTTATTGAAGACATTCTTGATATTCAGATCTTCTCTACGATGAATGTCCTCCTTAAGGACAGGCTCCGTCAGGTGATCGAGCAGCAGAAAGATTGTGGGTATGAACTTAAGTCTGCAGAAGAGAAAGTCAAGATGCAGGAAGAGTACATTCGCAATTCGCAAATATCGAATGAGGGTGTAATTCTCAAGAAGCAGGAAGAGATTGATAAGATTGAGGAAGAGATCTTTGATCTGCAGAAGCAAATTAATATGCTTGAAGCAGAGAATCTCGATATCGATGCCAACACTACTGAGATCGATACACTTCAACGACAACTCCGTAAATTGCATGAGTTAAAATTCAAGATCTCTCACAATAAAAATGATGCTGAGAAGAATCTTGACTTCTTCCATGACAACGATACGTGTCCAACATGTACTCAAAATATCGAGAAAGAGTTTAAAGATCGGAAAATTTCCGATCTTCGTGGTAAAACTCTACAGTATGTTGATGCTCTATCGAAGATGGAGGAACAACTTCTAGATCTTGACGGTAAATTTACTCTTCTTCAAGAACGTAGAGACATCAAGAAGTCAAACGCATCAAAGGTTTTTCATCTTTCCAACATTATCAAGAGAAATGAAAATTCCATTTTCAACCTGAAAGAGGAGATCAATCGTCTCTCAGATTCTCCTGATATTGCCAAGATGCAGGGTAAGTTGGAAGTCTATCAAGAAGAGTATTCTCAAACTGAACAACGTTGTGCAGAAGTTTCTAAACAGAAATCTGAGTACGAAGTGATTGGTAACTTCCTAAAAGATGGAGGAATTAAGGCTCAGATTATTAAGAAGTACATTCCTATCATTAATAATCGTATCAATCGACACTTGACAAACATGGATTTCTATGTTAACTTCACTCTAGATGAAGAGTTCGATGAGGTCATTAAGTCTCGCTACCGTGATGAGTTTTCATACGCATCGTTTTCGGAGGGGGAAAAACAAAAGATCGATTTGGCTCTTCTCTTCACTTGGAGGGAGATTGCTAGAATGAAGAGTAGCGTTAGCACTAACTTGTTAATTCTAGATGAAGTGTTTGATAGTTCCTTGGATGCTTCGGGAACTGAAGAATTATTGAAGATTCTTAAGAGCCTAGATAGTTCTACGAATACGTTCGTTATATCTCATAAAGGTGAGATTCTTGTCGATAGGTTTGTGAATAACATTCGTTTCGATAAAGTTAACGATTTTAGTAAAATCGTGGAGGAGGTGTAAACCTCCTTTTCTGGGGAATTAGCTCAGTTGGTAGAGCACCTGCTTTGCAAGCAGGCTGTCAGGAGTTCGAGTCTCCTATTCTCCATTCATAAGTAATCCTTATCGGTCAACCCCTTGACCCGTGCTTCGTGATGCCCTATATTAGGTACATACGAAACGAGGTCCGATGCCTGTCAACCCCGAAGTTAAAGGAACCGTCAGGTTCCTACTGCGTATTTTGAAGTCGATAGTCGTACCCTTTGCCTGCCGATCTGGAAGAACGTCTCTGGCACCGTCTACGACCTGCTGGTGGGTCATGAAGTCGGTCATGCACTCTATACCCCTATGGACTACGGTGCAGTCTCTCAGGCAATCCCACAGGACATTCTGAACGTGCTGGAGGACGTTCGTGTGGAGAAACTCATGAAACGTCGTTATCCTGGTCTCTCCAAGTCGTTCTATCACGGCTATAATGAGATGAATGATATGGATTTCTTTGAGATCAAAGATAAGGATCTCGGTAAGATGTCTCTGATCGATCGTATCAACATGCATTACAAGGTTGGTGTTGTTGGTAATCGCACCATCGTTCCTTTTGAACGTGATGAGATGGAGTGGGTGAATCGTGCTGGTGAGACTGAAACCTGGGATGATCTTGTGGATCTTGCTTTTGCTCTGATGGAATATCTGAAGCAGAAGAAAGTTGAGGAGAAAGAAGTTCCTGCTCCTCAGACTTCTGGTAATGGTGAACCTCAACCTCCCCAAATGCCTGGTAGTTCCAATATGGAAACTGAAGGCAACTCTAATCAAGGTTCTGACTTTGATAATGAGGATGAAGAGTCTACTCCAGATGGGGGTAGTTCCACCCCTCTCGGGGGTAAGAATGAAGTGAACGAGAATGTCTCTGAAACTCAACGTGCTATGGATGAGAATCAGCAGCAACTTGTTGATAAACGTGCTCAAGAATATCGATACATCAATCTTCCTAAGTTTGATCTGAGTCAAACGATTGTTCCTTTCAAAACTAATGTTGAGAAGATGAGCAATTCTTTTAATGCTTGGCATCAACGTTCTGATCTGGAACGTCCTGTGGAAGAGTATCGTAAGTATAAGAAAGATAGCATCAAGACAGTGAACTATCTTGTGAAAGAGTTTGAGTGTAAGAAAGCCGCAGATCAGTATGCCCGTGCATCAACTTCTCGTACTGGTGTTCTTGATACTACTCGTCTTCACACTTACAAGTTTAGTGATGATGTGTTCAAGAAAGTGACCACAATTCCTGATGGTAAGAATCACGGTCTTGTGTTCTATCTTGACTGGTCTGGTTCTATGTCCAGCAGTATGGTCTCTACGATCAAACAACTGTATGATCTGATGTGGTTCTGTAAGAAGTGTGCTATTCCTTTCCGAGTGTATGCTTTCTCCGATTGTCATGTTAATGACAACTTGTTCCCTGGTAAACCTACTTCTAATAATGAAGGTGATCTGAATGTTGATCGATCGTTCCGTCTGTTTGAGTTCTTCTCTTCCAAGATGAATACTCAAACCTTTGATAAGATGATGGAAGTATTCTTTGTTAATTGCTGGGGTTTCTATCGTGGTAATTGGTATGATTATGAATATTCTCTCTCTGGCACCCCCCTGGTA